TGGGGCATGGATGGGGCAAAGTCCGATAATTTCTGGTTCAACATAGCAATCTGATCGCTGTTACTGTCGGCCATCCAGGCGCCGTAGACATTGAAAACCATTTGGGCGCTTGTGTGCCCCATCTGGCTCGCAATGAAGCTGGGGTTGGCCCCGGCTGACAGTGACCAGCAGGCATAAGTGTGTCTGGACTGATATGCTTTGCGATGCCTTAAACCAGCTCGTTTCAGCGCCGCCTCCCATGAGTCACCAATTGAATCAACCTTGTAATGATAACCAACGTTACTGCTTTTTCTGACCAGCTGAGGATTGAACACAAATGTACAGTCATGAATAGCCGTTCGGCCATACTCCCGTAGTTGTACCTCAATCTGATACTGCTTTCCCAGTCTGGTCATTTCCGCCTGGTTCCTCAAAGCGTCAATGGCTGGTTTGATCAGATGCACGACCCTGTCGGTGCCGGCTTCGGTTTTTGGTGGAGTGAAATCACCGAGTTTCGTATAATTTCGGCGTATGGTCATCGTTCCAGCTTTCAGATCTATGTCTTCCCATGCAAGGGAGACCAACTCACCGTGGCGTAATCCTGTGTAAACAGCAACGGACCACAGGTTTTTCGTTTGCTGATGCGGGCAGGCATCTATGAAACGAATAAATTCGTCACGAGTGAGTGGATCAGGTTCTATCCTGGCCCTTTTAAGCGGCCTGATTCCGTTAAATGGGTTTTCCCGGATATAACCATTATCAGCGGCAAACTGAAACATGCCCGCCATGGTGGTCATGTAATAGTTTGCTGTCGCCACACTCAAACCGTTCTTCACCGATCCCGCCGACAACATATCTTTCCTGACATACAACAGATCTTCCCTGTTCACGGATGAAGCAAGCTTGTTTCCACCAATCCTCAGCAGCATATTCCTTACAACCGATTCATATCGGTCCAGAGCATTAGCGCAGATCTCCAGCCGTTTCAGCTCCAGCCATTTTTCAGACAGAAATTTCACGGTGATATCTTTCTTGCAGATGCCGAAAGTTTTTAGGTTTGGCGAATTGGGGAATTGCGCCGCATAGTCAAAGGTCCCCATGCGGATAGCGAAACAAACTGACGTTCGCAGTTCCCCGGCCACCTTCCTGTTTTTAGCGGTGTCAGGGACACCGAGATTTTCCCTGACACGCTTACCTTTAAAAATGAACCATATGCGGAGTGATTTTCCGTGGTTCTCAACGCCCGTTGGGTATGATTCTTTACTCATTGTTCCCTCCCGACGTCCAGGAGCAGTGAAAGATTACCTGTTTCATGCTAATCGATCACTACCCCTGGCTGTTTCATGGCATAAATCCAGGCATCTACCGCTTTTCTGTTGTACATGAATTCGCAATGGGGCTTTGGATCCCCGTCAGAAGAAATATGCTTGTACTCTCGACCCAGCAGCCAGGATAATTTACGAGCACGCGTAATGGTGCCGCGCTTCAAGCCTGTAACCGCCATCAACAGGTCTTCTGAAACCCATTCGTTTGGCTCGATCTGGATTATTGTCTGCATGCATCACCTCTGCTGCACTCTTTATCTGATATAGAATTCCCAACTGCTGGCGACGGTATTCATAACTTTAATCGCCATTTCAGCCGTTTCCCTGCTGTCGTAACACTGGAAATACATCACCTGTCCAGTACGTTTAAGTTTCATCATTACCCACATGGTGCGCCCTCCTTTTTAATTGGCCATGGGGCGTACTCACCCTGGGGAAGTTCGTCGGTCACATCGTGAGAAGCCCATGATCGAAACTTCTCGATGGTGACTGTGGGGTAATGCCGCCCAAACGAAACGGACGGGCTGTCATACTGGACGTGTGACCGGCTGAACCAGGTAACGGTACGGTCGTTCACCAGCGGGCTGATAATGGTGCCAGCAGGGCGCGGCCGCTTTGCCCGGTATGTGTGGCCTACCTTGATTTCGAGTAAGTCGCTCATGCTGCACCGCCTTCAACGCGCTTAAACGAAATCACCCAAACCCAACCGTTGGCCTTCCAACTTTCCTCGCCGTAGATGGAATCCCACAGGCGCTGGAATGCAACCTTTGCCGTTGCGAAATCACCCTTCGGAGTCAGGAATGTTCCCGGGTAATCAGGAAGCAAACTTCCTGCAGGAGGAACGCCTTCGGCAGTGGCATCCTCTTCGCTGATAGCGTTCAGCCGTTCCACGCGCACGTCGGTGATTTCCAGAAGAATGCGGCTGGCCCAGCGCGGCATGTGGATTGACGGGCGCCATGCTCCTTCGAACTTGTGCTCTTTGGTATGTGGTTTCCAGTAGGCGTCATCGGGAATAGACCACAGGCCGTAATCACCTGGTCTCTGCTCGCAGCTAGCGCGGTAAATCCTCGCAGCTGAGCGCTCATCCCCTTTGCAAAGGTTGCCTTCCCAGTCGACACAGCAGCCGTCTTCGTTGCCCAGGGTTGCCCATGTTTCACGCACCCAGATGCGGTCGCCGACGGCGCCGAACGGGCATGGGTGCCAGAAGTCGCAAGCATGCTCTGCGTCTTCGCTCCACGGCCATTTGCTACCGTCTTCGCGCTCACCAATTTCAGTGAACCGAGTCTGTTTCCATTTGATAGGCCGCCGGGTCTGCGTCTTCCGGCCGTCGAGAATGGCCCGCACCAACTCCCCGTTGAATATCATTCCACGTTCTTTCATGATTCCACTCCATACCGCCCATTCATGCGGCCAATAACACTGACAAATTTCACCAGGCTGACACCCATCGGCTTTACCTTCTCGTAGTGCTTGCGAAGGATGGGGGGGCATACAGCGTTCCACTTCGGTTTAGGCTTTACGCTCATCGCTTTGGTTATCTCTTCTGCGCAGCGACGAGTCTGGGCGCGGAGGGCGTTTTCTTTTTCTTCTGGCGTCATGCTGCCTCCAGATTTCCGATCCGCTTTAACTCAGCCAGCGATACGGTCGTGATGATGTGTCGCGGGGTGATGTACGGGCGCCAGATAAACAGGAGCGAGCCTTTAGGGTTGCTCTGGCGCTTTCCTGTAACAGATGCAGGAACAAACTGAACACGGCCGCCAGTTATGAGCCTGAGTTCATCAGCTGATTGCATGGCTGAAATAAACCAGCCGGTAGAAATGTCAGCCGGTAGCAACATCACTACGGCCTGAGACTGCGCCCGGGATTGCTCAGCAGCCTTTTCTACCCACGGGCCGATATCGGAATAGGGCGGGTTACACCATATCGCGCCGCATGACGTCCATTCGCTGTTCAGCGAGTCATCCAACTCAGTGAGATAGTGAGCGCATAGCGCGTTACTCTCAGAGGCTGCAGCATCTAGCCAGAAGCCAAACTCGCGGTCGAGCGCGTTGAAAATTTCAATCGGCGTTTGCCAGTAGTCACGTTCATTTTTTGGAGTTTTCGATCCGCCGAAATCAGTCATTGCGCACCTCGTTTCGTGTCTGCCTTTCTCATGCGGCATGGTCGTGGTTTTTTATGCTGGAAATCTCTTTCTCCAGCTCTTCCAAGAACTTTTTCACTTCGGACTGAATCTCATTTGCCAGTGCTTCGTCGAAGTGAATGCGCTTTTTGAAATAGGCGAGGTCTGGCGGTAGACGATCGTCGAAACTAACGAAATCACACCATTTGCGCCCTGCGCACATCATCTGAGCGTGCATCTGCAACAGGTACTGGCGTTTTGGCTCGCCAGTTTTTAAGGTCTCAAGATGAGTCCAGGTGTTGGGGCACTTAATTTCGATAAGCCCATCACCATTAACAAGCCCATCAGGACTTGCTGCGAATCCTGGTATAGTTGGGTGATCGATAAGCCCCACCTCAGTGATTTCGGCATCGAACTCATTCAGCGCATACATCTCGCGTGCTACCGGCTCGAGTTCTGTTCCGCGTATCATTGCGGCGTTGGAGAAACCTTCTTCAAGCTTCCCGGTGAGGCGCTGGCAAATCAGCTCGGCCATGTAGTTCTGTCGGCTTGCTGCATAGCCAGACTTGGTTCTGGCCATGACGTCAGCAAGGCGGCTGGCTGTGACTTTTCCGCAGCGAGCGGCAAACCATTCTGGGGTGCGTTGTTCCATCATTTATCCTCCGGCGCTGCGGCATCGACAGGTTCTGCGTTGTCTACTGCAAGGCTCATGTCATACATGCGACGTTTCTCAACCGCGCCGATAACCTGTTTCTCTTCTGCGCTTAACGCCACCCAGAATTCCTGATACTTAACAGTTCCAAGGCGTGCGGCAGACTCGCCTTTTGCGATCAGTTCCGGGCGGCGACTATCAGATTCATGCCCTACATGAACCTCTGTCGTACTCCCTTCAATGACACGCTCGGCTTCGTCCTGATCGAAGATGCCAGCAAACCCAAATGCGAGACGCGCACACTGGATCAGCGTCTTGTGACGAAGCATACGGGTAGGGTGGGACTGCCATGGCTGAGTGTTGCGTTTGCACTCTCCCATGTACTCAGTAACGATGGTCGGGTGTGTCCGGTCTTTCCGGTATATCTTGCAGGTACACGCGCATTCTTCCTTGTCGTAGGCAAACTCCATTCCATCAAACTGAGGATGTTCGTTGATGATTCGAGCCCAGCCGTCAACGCCGACCACTGGAACAATTCCGCCTTTATCCGGGAATGCATAAATCTCCTTCGTCCACGGATTTAGTCCGTACTGGTTGGCGACGATCAGCAGTGCCGTGAACTGCTCATCAGTGACATTCCCACCCTTAAATGCTGTATTTTTCAGCGTGTTCATCAGGTCAGTTCCGGCATCCATGCCGAGGCGGGAGGCAAGCTTTCCTGCCATTGTAGAAAGTGCTGTGCTCATAGAATTCCCCTTAAATTTAAAACGGGCAGCCGGTGCGGTGATCCCAGTCGTATTCCGCCTGGGCGTAAGCTACTGCCGAGATGAGATCGTTATATGCCTCGCCAGCTACATCGCTGCGGAGACCTTCGTATGGGCTTTTGTCCATCGGCACAGAGAAGCGGAACAGGCCTGACGGCTCTTTCGGCAGGGCGTCGATAATTTCCTGCACCCGATCGTCAATCCACTTTTGCTTCTCTTCGGTGAGAGTTTGCTCGGCCCACTTACGCTCTTCGATCACGTCGTATGCGCGGTATGCGTTCATAACCACCTCAGTAACTGATACCGGTATGAGGAATGCGGCCGTCTTTAACCGCGGCAAGCACCTCGATAGCCTGATCCCGGGTAAGGCTGGTATTGGCCAGAAGAGCTTTGACGATTTCAGTGCCTACAGCCTTGCGGTGCTTAACGTCGGCTTCGCGGCGAGCCTGCTCATCGGCTTTACGCTTCTCCTCAGCCAGGCGGGCCTGTTCTCGTTGCTCTGCCTCTTGGCGGATGCGATCGGCTTCTTCCTGTGCTTTGCGCCGCTCGGCTTCAACAGCGGCCTGTTTGTCTGCCTCTGCTTTCTGCTCGGCTGCAATGCGATCTCGCTCTGCCTGCTCAGCTTGTGCTTTCAACACAGCTTCACGATGCGCCGCTTCTTCACGTTCACGCTGTGCGCGCTGCTCAACTTCGCGGGCTGCTGCAGCTGCTGCCAGTCGCTTAATTTCTTCTTCATGGGCAATGCGCTGGCGCTCAGCCTCAGCCGCTTTATCTGCCTGCTCACGATCGAAAGCGTCATTCATCAGCAGGGCCATTTCGTGGTCAGACTCAATCCGAGCAGCCAGCTGCCGATCGAACTCTTCATTCATGGCCAGAGCTTCGGCATGCAGTACGTTCATGGCTTCTTCTGCCTTAATGCGTTCCTGCTCCGCCTCCCATTCAGTCAGCGGCTTACGTGTCGCATCGCGCAGCTCGTCACATGCGTCAACGAACCGCTTAATTTCCGCCTCAGCAGGGCGCACAGCCTCTTTAAGGCGTTTCAGGTACTCGCGGCCCGGCTTTTCGATTGCCGTCTTACTGCGTGATACCTGCGCCGCCAGAGAAGCGACACGGTCACGACCTTTCTTGGTAGTCAGGTCCGGAACCTCGTTCACCGCCTGGCGAATCTGCTCCAGGTAAGCGTCAAGACCGCCAGCCCGGTACAGGGCAGGCGCCTGCTCTGGTTTTATTTCAATGACGGTTAAATCCATTATTTCGCTCATGGTTTCCCCTGAAATGTGGTTGTAAGAATCCCGGCACCGTAATGGCTGCCTGATAGCTCAGTTAAATTCTTCGTTTCGATTACCGGCTGAGACCTTGTCCCAACCCGTTCAGATAAACTTCAACCAGCAAGTCGGTTGTGTAAGTCCGCTCAATCCCGCGATGCAGGTAGAGGCGGCCGCATTTATTTGCTGATGCTGTCCAGGTGCTTTCCCGATGCTTAACCAGCATCCCTGGGAGAACGGCGCCGCGGTTAACGGTCTGTGTCCCGTAATGATGACTAACCATTGAACACCCCCGTAGCGTGCAGAATTTTGATAATCAACGCTGTCCAGATAACGCCGCAGATCAGCATGCAGTAAATCAGTGAACGAATGCCTTGTTTGCTCATTTGCCACCCCAGCACGGATAGCTAACTGCGATAACAGCAACCAAAAACGGAACGACCTTTAACCAAAAATTACGCCATGCAGGCTTGTCTTCTTCGCGGATCATCTCTTCACCTTTGCCTTATCGCGGCTAACGGGACGTTTTGACTTCACCCCGGCGTTGCCGGTGTTGTTTGGATGGATTGATAATAGCAATGAGTATTAACCATAGCAATACGTATTGATATTAATTGATAGCAATAGCTATTAAAGCATTGATAGCTAAATGAATTTATTTTTTGCTATTGTGCTGTTACGCTCAAAAAAACATCAGTAAGGGTGGCGGCATGTCAAATGAGGATGAGTTTTTCTCAGAGATGCACCCGCAGATAGCGCAGGTCATCTGGATAGCGGTTATGGAGCTGCTGGTTGAGAAGCGCGAGCCCTCAAGAGAGGCGCTGATAGAGATGATTCAGGTGTTGTGGCAGGGTGACCAGGTAGAGCTGGCTGTAGAGCACGCACTGAATGCGTTGATGCTGAGGGAAGAGTAGGACAATAAAAAACCCGGCGCGGTGGCCGGGCTGGGTTAGGCTACTAGAGATTCAATCCAAGTTTCTCTGCTGTGGAAAGGAAGCACTAAAGCCGTGTCATTGAAAAGCAATGATAACTGCTGTAACTCAGGAGTTAACCCATCACTATCAATAATCACAAATCTGTTACTTATTTCTGGAACAGCCTGACTCAAATCTACTATCTTACCCACGGTTGAGTGCGCAGTATTCCAGCCTTTACTGCTAGATAAACTTACTGTAAATCCACGCTTTGGAGCTACAAGTGGAGACTCGTTTTTTAAGGTTATTGGAACGGTGATGTTATGTCCACTAATGCCCCGAACCTTCTCTTTTAGGGCCAACCTTGTGCCAAGTCCTACGGATTTAAGATAACTAATCACGCATTTTTCAAACTTATCATCTTTAACTTCCGCATACCAATCTGCGGTTTGAGCGGATGCCAGCAGTCCACCTCTTATGACGCTAGCCGTAACCTGCCCAACAGAAATCTCATCGGCCCAAGCGGATATCTCGCCAGAATCATTCAACGTGATCCCCTGTGATGCGAGCGATGACCTTATCAAATCAATTTTCTTTTTTGTCAGGTGGATGCCCCTAGCCTCAATGTTCATCAACGTGTCGCAGTAATCAGTTATCCTGTACTGTCCACTCATTTCCTGAACAAAGACGCTAATGTGCTCGCTATCGTCATAGTAAGTGAATGGGCTAACAACGCGCAGCAACGTGTCGCTCATTGGGTGACATTCAAACCCGAGCTTAGATATTACTGTTGAACACGTTACATTTCCCATGATAGCTGACCTGATTTATCTTGATTTGGTAAAGGCGGTTTGCCTTCATAAGTGATATTAAGCGTCCGACAAAAATAATTCCAGTAGCCCAAAAAGTCATCCGGGTTGATGTCGGTATCGAGTTTTAGTGCTATCTCCTCACCAGCCGCTTCGAAGTACATGTGGTAGTGCGGGCCGCGAGCAACCTCAACAAAGTCAGGATGATTAATTATAGATCGATTGCGGTGAGGCTTATTGTCCGCTGGGTATGGGTCGAGCGCATATATTCGCTTATCATGAAAAAACATAACAAAAGAAAGCTTAACGATATCAACGCCTTCAACGATAGGCGAACGCCAATGCAGCATGAATCTTACGCCTGTTATTGGGTTACCTTTATCATCAAAGGCCTTGAGATCCAACTTAAACCAGATCGGAGTGCGGCCTTCGCTCCCATTCCAAGTAACGCCGTTAAAGGTTACTTTTTTAGGTCGAGAAATGGCCTGATCAACCTCTTTCTGAGTAGGCTTAAAGTCACCTTTTTTAGCCACTGATAGATGTCATCCTGAATATTATTGTCATGTGAGCGATTACAGAGGCTCAATCTCTAATCACCAGCAATGTGCCGACTATAGAAGCTTACTAAAACTAGCCTCAGTTTCGTCTCTACCAAAAACTTCTCATCAGGCCAATGCCTTGGTTCACTCAAAGTCATCCCGTTCATCGTTCCGCTTGAAGAAAACTTTATCCAGCCTGAGCACTATCCCAACCAGTCCGATAATCAGCAAAGTAATGAGTATTGGGATAATCAGATCAGACATGCTTCCTCTGCGTGCTAAGGCTTTACCCATGCTTCCTGTACGTCTGCGGCATGCTTCCGATCACCTTACCGAACACTAGCACCCGATTCATTTCTTCCTTCTCGATCGGGTCCCAAGGGGCATAGCTCTTGTTGTCAGAGATTACCAATAGCTTGTCCTTCATCTTCTGCAGGCGCTTAACATGTGCAGTGTCGTCGTACAGGAATGCGTAAATCCCGTCGCCGTCAAAGCTCTTAACGCTGATATCCACGAAAAGCAGATCACCAGGCTCAATCGTCCCAGACATGCTATCGCCCCTGACGTTGATGATCCTGATGCTCTCAGCCTTGCGTCCATCGAACATATGGCGGGCTTCTGCCGGTGCATACTCTACGGAGCGGAGGATCTCCACGAACTCCTGGTTCACGATGCCCGGACCGGCACTAACCATAAGGTCCAGCACATCAATCCTGAATGCATCAGTATCCTGACTTTTAACCTGGGAAGCACGAGGAAGCTGGCCATCATCGCGCATCGGTCCATTGCCGGTTGATAACCATTCAGACCTGACGCCCAAAGCATTAGCTATCTCGACAATTTTTGTTGATCCCCTGGCGTTTCCGCTTACAAGGCGCCAAATGGTCGGCTGAGCAATACCTGAGGCCTTAGCAAGCGCCCCCTGGGACATTCCAGCCAAATTCATGGCTTCGTTTAGACGATCTGCAAGAGTTTCTTTTTTCATAATTTCAAATTTATACGCTTGCGTATTACTGGTCAAAACACGTTTTGCTATTGCTAAAACCAATACGCATTGCTATTATCACTTTGCACCAATACTTATAGGAATTGGAACATGACGAACAAAACCATCCAGAAGGCAATTGATATAGCTGGTAGTCAGAAAAAATTGGCCGATCTGTGTGGCGTAGCGCAGCCGACAGTTTGGCGCTGGCTGCATGGAGGCGGAATTGATGCCCGCTATGTGATGAAAATCGTGTCTGCGACTAACGGCAAGATTAAGGCAGCAGAGATCCGGCCTGACCTTGCACAGTTGCTAAGCGCGCATTCACCGGCCGCCTAACCAACGGCCATTCCAAACAACACCAGAGGTGGTATCACAAATGGAGAGTTCAACGACACGCAACAAAGTGGAGGCTCGCAGGATAGAAAGCTGGTTACACAGCCAGATAGCTGAACTGGGAACCACGAATATCGCCAAAGTGGCCGGAGTGAATAAGTCGACGGTGAGTCGCTGGCGGGAAAGCCTGCTGCCGAACATGTCGCTACTTCTGGCCATCCTGATTTCTAACAGACCGGGAGAGAAAGGTGACTTTGAAGCATAAGTGGGAACAGAAAGGCGAAAGCCGCAGTGCGCTAACACTAACGGCTTTCAGGTGCAAAAACGAAGAGGTAATTGCGAGGTAATTATGCCTGGTAAATCTGTAAGAGTAAACAATCCGGAGGTAGCACGTGAGCATGTCACTTATGGCGAAAGCAATGGGGGTCAAAGTGGGAAACTCACTGCGTAAGCTCGTTCTTATCAAGCTGGCCGACAACGCCAACGACAAGGGCGAATGCTGGCCTTCGTATCAACACATTGCCGATCAGTGCGAATGCAGCAAATCCGCTGTTCGCAACCATATTGATGCGCTTGAGGATATGGGTCTGCTCAAGCGTGAAAATCGCGTTGGGGTCAACAACGGGAAAGGTAATACATCCAACGTGTATTATCTGAACCTTGATGCTACCCCTATGCCATCAAAAAGCACAGGGGTATGCCATGAAATAGCACCCCCTATGCCATCTGATGGCACACCCCCTATGCCACCAGATGGCACCAGAACCAGTCACTCTTTTGAACCAGTCACTGAACCAGACTCTCTCTCTGCGCGAGGGCAGTTTATCAGCGAGGCTGCAAAGCGACGGATCGGGATTTCATCCAACGGGGAAATACCTTTCCCTCCTGCCTTCAAGCCATCGGCAGATCACATTGCGATTGCCTCGGAGAAAGGGATCAACATTGAAACCGAGTTGCTGAACTTTCGTGATTATCACCAGGCCCGCGGCACAAAGCTGATCGACTGGAACTCGGCATTCCGGGTATGGCTCAGGAACGCGAGAGTTAATCCGCTTTCCGGGCGCCAGAGAAGCGAACCTGAATCACCACACTGGAACAGCCCTGAAGGCTGGAAGGACTTCATATGACCGCTCAACTTATGACCGCGATCAGCAATCGCGATGGTGATGCGCTGGCCAGAATGGCCGCAGGTAGCACGGAGCCGCAGAGGCTTCTCGATTTCGAAGCTGAAAGGCTGGTTGACTCCCTGTTCCGTCAGCTGAAGCAGATCTTCCCGGCGTCTACCCAGACCAATCTGCGCACCGACGCCGAAGAGAAGACAGCGAAGCGCCAGTGGATTGCGGCTTTTGCCGAAAACGGGATCCGCACCCGCGAGCAGTTATCCGCCGGTGTGCGCCATGCGAGAGCCAGTGAATCGCCGTTCTGGCCATCGCCGGGCCAGTTCATCAAGTGGTGCAAGGACAGCGGCACCGTGCTGGGAGTGACTATTGTCGACGTGATGAACGAGTTCCACCGTTACAGCCGTGAAAAAGGGCTGCATACCGGCGGTGCTGAGCGCTTCCCGTGGTCTCACCCTGTCATGTACTGGGTTGTTACCGATACCCGGCGAGCAATGTACCAGCGCCAACTCAGCGAGGCAGAAACCGAGAAATATGCCGCTAAAAAGCTGGAAGACTGGGCGCTGAAAGTCGCCGCCGGAGAACAAATACCGTCGCCGGTACTGGCTCTGGAGAACAACCAGGAAGCTATTCCGACAAACCATGTCAGCCGTCAGCAGGGTTTTCACCCTGAAGGCAAAAGCTTCGGATGTATGCCAAGCGCGGCATCGCTCGGTGCGTTAACTCCGGCTCAGTGGCTGTGGGATGAATACCTACGCGGGAAAGAGAGAGGGCTTATCTGATGAAAAAGAACTCTGGCAAACAAGCTGTAATCAATTACGTCGGCCAGCATCCTGGCTGCAGCTTTCAGGATATCCGCCGCGGTACCGGCCTTGACTCTTCAGTGGTCAATTCCTCCCTGTGGCAGATGCACCGTGACGGCCAGGTTAAGCGTGAAGGTGAGTGCAGGAGCTACCGCTACACCCTGATCGACACGACAGCCGTAACCGAAATCGATCCGTCTGTTCAGTATCGCCAGCGTCCTGGCGGAGTAAACCCAATGACTAACCTGTTTAACCAGTGCCTGGCGGGAGTAAGAAAATGAACATCGAAACAGTAAACGAGCTCATCGCTTCCCTGGAGAGCGCAGGCGAGCTGTCGATCAGAGAGCAGAAGTTCCTGAAGCTGGCGAAAGCGTACCAGCAGCTGGCTGCGGAGAATGTGCAGCTGAAAAGTAGCAGAGCAATTCTTGCCGAAAACGCGCTTGAATCATGCAACTCCATAGCTTGCGCAGGGTTCAGGCATGAAGCAATCATGCGTGGGCTTTACGCATCAACCGGAAATGGCAATAAATACCCGAAGCCGATAACAACGTTGGTCGATGAGGCAATGCGTAAGCTTGAAACCCCCGCCACCGATCGCATCGTAGCCGGGATTAAGGCTGATGGGGTGGAGGAGTTTTCGAAAACTTTAGAGGGGGCTGCTGACATTTGTGGTAAATCAAAAGCATGGGATGCGCAAGAAAATTTACTTGATTTTGCGGCACGTGGATTCGAATTCGCCAAGCAGCTGCGCGAGGGGGCCGACAAATGAGCAAGACGCTGGATATTCGCGCCGGTGACCGGTTCGAAACGGTTTACCCATTCATTTTCGTATGCACTGACCATCAGCAATGGGACGGAAATGTATTCACCGATGAAAGGTGGATTGGTGGTTGCCGAAAGACATTTGAGCCAGCTGATTGCGGTTATGGAGACCAGGCCGTTTACACAGCTGATGCAGAAGGGAAAAGAATCCTTGAGGTTCTGTCTGTCGCTGAGATGCCTGGAAAGTGGCAGCGCCGGATTATCTACGCCTGCCACCTCATTGACCCTGAGGGGAAAGAGAGAAAAGGCAGGAAGGCCTATACGGTAACCGAGGACAGATTCATCAAAATGTCGTCAGGGTATTTTGCGGATTATGGAGTGGAGAACAGCGATGACTGATATCACCGCACTGGCGCAGAGCCTGAAAGCGGAAGGCATTTCTCCTGAGCGTATGGAGTGGCTAAAGAAGTTGGCAGATATGAAGTATTGCGCTAGCAATCCCGGCCATTGGCTTATGAGTCTTAAAGAAACAAATTATCTTGCCGTAGTTGCACTGAAATGCATTGAGAACAACCTCTCGCTGGTAGAGGCGCTGGAGAAGGCGCAGCAGCGCAACGAAGAACTTGAAGCGCAAAACGAATATATCCGTAAGCGCTATCAGCAGCTCGATCTGCTGATCGGGAAAAATATCCTGGTTATGCAGGCTGCAATCATCGAATGGCAGGCCACTGGCGATGCTAAAAACGGGCTGGCGTGGATTTATAACACGCTCTTCGGGCCAGGCGAATTGCCTGATGAAGCGGAGAAAGACGCACAGGCCTATTTCGACCGCAAATATGCTCCGCTCGATGAAGAGCTTATGGCGCTTCACAAGTGGTTTTGGGAACAGAGCGAGGCTGAACGTGCCGCCGCTGGCATCAAGGTGGAGGCTGAGTGATGGCTATCACTGAAGGATTCTGCGCGGACCTCTACTGCGACTGTGATGGTTGTCAGTCAGGGAAAATCTATCCGCAGGGGCAGGCTGATTTCATCGGCCGGAATATGACCGACATTTCTCAACAGGCGCGCAAAGCTGGCTGGCGCATAAGCAAAGACCGCCAGCGCTGCTATGCGCCGGGCCACAAAATTTCACGGGGAGCCAACCAATGACCAGCAAATTAACAGCGCTGATAGTGCTATTCATCATTCCGACGGCGATGGCGGCAGACAACCCCCACTGCATAACAGGCAAGAACGGCTTCGGTGCCACGACTACGCAATGCGATGACGGAACAGTTACTGTCACTACAGGCCAGAAGGTAATTGTTTGCGGGAAGTCTCTTAACGGCAGACATAACTGCAAGGAGATTAAGCTATGACCAGCAAATTTAGCATCGACAACAGAGAACTGCTTCAGAGAATCAGTAGCGGCGAGGCTGTTGTGGGAATTGATTTTGGTAATCTAATCGTCAGGGAGCTGGCTGCATTCAGGCTGGCAGCAATGGACAGCGAGCCGGTGGCGTGGATTCATGAAGATGAGCTACCGGACGGATACCCCTATGACTCCATGTTCCTATTTTCGAAGGTGGATATCGTGCGGATGTTCCCGGTATTCGCCCCGCAGCCTCCACTAGTTCCGGATGAGGCAATATGGACGTGCGACCCGAGAAAACGCGGTGAGTTTTATACACAGGAAGAGTGCAAAGCGTGGAATGCCTGCCGCGCCGCAATGCTCGCAGCCGCACAGCATTCACCCGGTAGTGAACCCGCTACCGTGCCGGGTAAATGGATTCCGGTAAGCGAGCGGATGCCAGAACTTGGGGAGTGGCTTGTTACTGATGGCTGCGACTTCGATGTGCAGTTGTTTAATGGTGAGCAGTTTATTCCTGGCTTTGTGTGGGAGGACAAAATAACACACTGGATGCCGCTGCCGGCCGTGCCGCAGGAGGTGAAAGGTGAATAAGGTCGAACTGCTTGAGAAGATATCGGCGCTCGCTACTGAATGCCACACACTGGCTTGTGAGCTTGATATTGGTGATGAGCGAACCGAAATGTTCGAAATCTACGGCGTGCTGCACAATCTCGGTCGCCGCGGGTACGCCTGCCAGGTAGGGCGGCGAATGAATCCACTGCTCGCATCCTGCGATGATGACGAGGATGAGGAAGATGACGATTGGGATGAGGATGAAGACTGATGCCTAAATCCCCCGCAGAACGCAAAGCAACAACCCACCATCAGGTGGGTTTTTTGTAGCATGCCTGTAACTGAAGAGCAAAACGTGCTGTCCATGCTAAAAAACAATGCCCTTGCAACCACGTCTAAAACGAAGCCAGAAGCGCTACAAGAGGCGATGATTTGGGGTGTGTCCTGGTACACGTCTATTTTGTGTGTTTTTGAGTGATTTTTAAGGCCATTTTGAGAGTTATAGATTCAACCAAAGGTTGAAGGATTGCTTTTAAGATAATAGACTTCATGGAAAACGGGATAGCTAGTCCCTTCAATCAAGATTCTTTTCAGCGGGCTGGTATAGAAAATGACTCAAGAAAAAGTTGGTAAAAAGGAACCTCAACTGGTTTTAGAGTCTCCTGATTTTCATGAGTTTTATGCTGAGTTGTCAGGAATTACTGGCTACAACACACCGGCAGGTTCTTTCATACATATCGCATTTATGTCTCCTTCAGTTACTAACTACAGGGGGGCGATGGGTGAGCCTAGCTCTTCAGAGGTTGTCATGAAGAAGGTCGGTGCTGTTACCCTGCCATCTGCGATGGCTGAAGCTCTTCATTTGGCTCTTGGACAAGCATTAAAGCAGCATAAGAGCGTTACTAAGGGGGAATGATGATTACTACAATCGATAATTATGTACATTCTCACTACCAAGCTGAGCCAAACGTAGGTAGTACGATTTTTAGTGATTTAGGTAAAGTTTTCGTTGGCGTAACTTCCAGCATGAGATTGGGAGTAACCCAACCTGTTCTTCAGGAGCGAGAGTGTAGCGTTGTTTGTGTTACATCTCGCTCTACCTCTAATACATATTCAAACAACATAGAGGTTGGTATCGTACAGATATCTTCTGCCGAAGAATTTTGGTCTGGTCTTTATCAAGTCATCCAAGGGCGCGGCAAACGAAAAGCAAGAGACTTCACAATTGATCCTCGCATGAGTCTTGCGGATCTGAAGGCGGCTATCAGAAATCGGTAGGCTAATTCACATGGCTATAAAAGGGACGTTGTCTGAAAGTTTTTTAGATGGTCGAAATGATTGCGCATTCGCCATTGATTGGGAATTTTTAACTGAAGAAGAACAAGATCTTATCTTGAACTTTTTGCTTGAAATATCCCATAAAGAACACGTTATCGGTAAAAATAAAGAATCATGGCTTACAGATGATCGTGACAAAATCCCGCTTACCGATGGCTACGAAGAAGAGTCATATTGGCATTATCATTGCGGTCCATCTTGGCAGCACAATACTTTTAAAAACTGGACTAGGTGTCTTGTCTTTAATCCAGGAGGCAAATCCTCATCGGAATGCATACATTACTACCCAGTGGCTGATGATGAGATAATTGTGGTAGGATTTTCTAGAAACCACATACCTTTTATACCTTCTGATGTATTAGATAATCCATTTTTTAACTAACCCGCCAGCTGGCGGGTTATTCTTTCTGTAACCACCAACTCACAGCCCTTACTTCGGCTGGTTTTTTTTCGTATATGCTCATTTTGCTTTTATCCCCATGACGGGCGATAATTACCTCGTCAGTCTGGACAACTGACAACTTTACCCCGGCGCCAAGTGGGGACACATGGCGCACAAAACCTTACAGCAATCCCTGTCACCGATGGCGAAAGCCACCGGCGATTTTCTGCATTCAGCGTTTGACCTCTGCGGAGGTGAAGCGTGAACATCCCTCAATGCGGCATCAAGCTGCACAGCGGCAACTTCAGCGCTATAGGCAAGATTCTTCAGGAGCATCTCTCTGACGGGAAATGCCTGCGCCTGCAGGTCAAAGAGTGGCGTGAAAAACGCAGCCTGAGCCAGAACGCACTTAGTCACATGTGGTACGCGGAAATCAGCGAATACCTGATTAACTCCGGACGTACCGACGCAACTCCTGAGTGGGTTAAGCGCAACCTCAAAAAGACCTATCTCGGCTGCGAAGAGGTGACATACACCGACTTCATCACCGGTGAGAAAACTACAACCTGGGAACCCCGGCATACCTCCGATCTTGATACCGGCGAAATGCACATCTTCCTGACCAAAGTTGAGGCCTGGTGCGCTCAGTTTGGTCTGGTTCTCACCATTCCACAAGGTTGCGAATATCAGCAACTGCAGCAAAAGCAGGAGGCCTGATGAGCAGCCTTCTCGCCAAAGTAATGGAGCGCGGCATCTTCCGCGTACCGGCACGCCGCAAGCGCAAAGTCGAAGTTAAACCGTCAGATATCCCGACTCTGAAAGACTATACCGCCCGCCTGGTCGATAAGAAGTGGCTCCGTCTGAGAGAGCGGAGGCCACATGCGTAAACCAGCACGTCGTAAATGCGCTCACTGCCGCGAATGGTTCCATCCTGCACGGGAAGGGCAGGTGGTGTGCAGTTTTGAATGCGCCAGCGCGATCGGCAAAAAACAGACAGCAAAAGCCCGGGAAGCAGCGAAGGCCAGAGCGGTGAATCGCCAGCGCGAATCCGAGAAAGAGGGGCGTCAGCGTCGCCGCGCTAAGCGTGAGTCATTCAAGACAAAGGCTCAATGGGATAAAGAGGCTCAGTCAGCCTTTAACCGGTACATTCGCATTCGTGATGAAGGTAAGCCCTGCGTCAGTTGCGGAAGCCCGCTTATTGGTAAGAGCAACTACCTGACCGGCAGCGCTATTGACGCCAGTCACTACCGTTCCCGCGGCGCAGCGTCTCACCTGAAATTCAACGTGTTCAACGTCCACTCCGCCTGCACCCGCTGCAACCGGCAGTTGAGCGGAAATGCCGTTGAATACCGCATTCACCTGATTGAACGCATTGGCCTGGATCGCGTAGAGCGACTTGAGGCTGATAACGAGCCGCGCCGATTCGACATTCCCTACCTGCAGCGCATCAAATCCATATTCACCCGCAGAGCCCGCGCGCTGGAGAAGCGCCGCGCCCGCCATCAGGAGGCCGCATGAGCAAAATCCAATACCCAATGTCCACTGCCGCTGTTTTTGATGACGTGGTCTATCCCATCCGCCTGAACGGATCGCATCAGATAGAGAGCGAGGTTATGGGCGCGATCAGATGGTTCTGCCGGTGGAACAACGAGGAAATGGCCGTCGTTAAGGCGCATGTGCTGTTTAGCTGCTGGGGCCTTTATCTGACATATGACCAGTTTATGGCGGAGGCCAAATGAGCCGTGACGTTGTCGAACGCATCCGCGACCGCTGGCAAAAGCTCCGCCTCTGCCGGCACCGTGGCACCGTACTGGTTGACTACCGAATTTTGAAGAATTTCGTCCGCATCTATCAGGCTTCAGGAGAGAAAGCATGAATACCCAGTACCTTGAGTATGTTCGCCAGCAGCTGATAGTGGCCACCGCGGATCTGAGCGGTGCGACGAAAGGACAGTTGGTTGCTTTTGCAGAGAACGCACAATTCACCGCTACGGCGCGCAGCCGGGGAAGGAAGAAAGTAGCCGATCCGGTAACAGGCCGCATGGTAAACCCATCCAGCCCGCCAATCCCCGGGCAGCAGTCGCGCGCAAAAGGTTCATCAATCGCTCTCGTTCTGCCCGTTGAGTACTCGACGGCAAGCTGGCGCCGGGCTCTGCTGTCGCTGGAAGAGCATCAGAAAGCCTGGCTGCTGTGGAACTACAGCGACAATATCCGCTTTGAGTATCAGGTAGCGATAACACAGTGGGCATGGGAAGAATTCCGTGATCAACTCGGCGCTAAGAAAGTGGCCGGCAAGACGATGCAGCGGCTGAAGAAACTGATATGGCTGGCAGCGCAGGACATGAAAGCAGAGCTGGCGGGTAAGTATGTATACCAGCACCAGGATCTTGCAGCCCTGTGTGGCGTTAAACCTGATAACTGGTGCCATAACTACGCTGATTACTGGCGGACTATGTGCGCCATTTTTAAGCGGCTTGATAGCGACTCTCTTCTCTGTGCCGTGAGAACACGATCACAACAAAAAGCGACTTTTTCGCAGCAGGGTCTTGCAAAAGTCAATTAAATGCGTCATATTTGAGTCTACTTTGATATGCTGCCTTAACTTTAAGTGGCGGCATGAAGTTTGAAAAAGTTGGTCGGCAAGCCATCAGTAAAAAGCGGTTAGACAGCGGCAGTCTTTAAAAGCAACGTGACGGCTCGAAAGTGAGCAAAAATACAAGCCCGAGGTTAACGCCTTGGGCTTTTTTATGCCTGCTATCCGGTCAGGGCTCTTGGGTTGAGACGTGCTGCACGACACGTTAAAGCCCTCCGCGCAGAGCCCTGAACCAGATTGCTGGTTTAGCTCAGCAATAAGAAAACTGCATGTCATCATTTGCTTACATCTTATTGACCAGAAAATTAACATCTTGTTAATCTATTCGTGTGGTGAATCCCCCTGTGCGGTGGGGCGACCAGTCACTTACAGTGATCTGTAAATGCAGCGCGGGCCATGTCGGCTGGGACATGCTCACCGGGAGGCACCCGGCACCACGCAGTACTACTAAGACATTTGGTAGTGGGGTTGCTGTTTCGGCTTCTCCAGCTATGTTTAAAAGGTAGTAACGGAAAACGAGCGCTCTCCTGGTAAATCGGTAGCTCGGACTATTAGGTGCGCCTCGAACCGTTGAAGAATCAGTATTTCCTACCTTCTGCCCGCCCCTCTGAGCGGGCTTTTTTTCGCCTAATTCAGGCAAAACCATAAAGCATTAAGGGCTGCGCTATTTCGCGGCCTTTTTCATTTCAGGGTCAGAAGCACAGCGGTTGTGCGTTCGGCTGTTAACCGAATGGTCGAAGGTTCGAATCCTTCCTGTCCCGCCAAATCAGCGCCATTAGCTCAACCGGAGAGAGCAATAGCCTTCTAAGCTATCTGTTTCAGGTTCGAGTCCTGAATGGTGCACCAGATTGCATCTGTCGTAGTTTGGTAATTACATCTGGCTTCCAACCAGAATATGCGGGTTCGATCCCCGCCAGATGCTCCAATCCCTCTACCTTGGGACCATTACGGCTACCGCCGTCACTTTTTACCCTTGGTATTTCTTCCCGCCTTGAGCGGGTTTTTTATTTTCAGGGTCCGGGAATCACCCTCGACGCTTTGTTGGTAAATCAGCCCGACGGCCCTGAACCTTTTACTGACTACAGATAGCACCCCGAACATTATCGGAGGTGAGAGATGCAACGTATGAACCCAACCGATGGTCACAATCTGCCTTACTGGTGGTCAGCCTTGCTTGGTATCTTTTCCGTCCTGAGTCTGCAGGATTATGTCTTCATCATTGGCGCCCTGATCTCTGCCTTCTTCACAATCAAGACGTATTACGCAAAGCGTAAAGAAGAGCGAGAGCGACTGGATGAAGAGAAAAAACGCACGCAGCTGTTGGCCAGTTATCTGGCTGATGTCTCCGACAAGCCAGGAAGTGACCGCCCGGCTTCAGCCGAAGTGGTAACCGAGGCCTTGAAGCGGATCGCAAGTGATACACAGGGGTGAGCATGACGCCATCAATGAGGAATAAACTGATTGGCGTGATCGCCGGCGGCGGTGGCGCCATAGCCATTGCTTCTGCGCTCATCACTGGCCCAACCGGTAACGATGGTCTTGAAGGTGTGCGATACAACCCTTATAAGGATGTGGTAGGCGTCTGGACTGTCTGCTATGGACATACTGGCAAAGACATCATGCTCGGCAAAAAGTACACCGAGGCTGAATGCCGTGCGCTTCTCAGTAAAGACCTGAACACCGTCGCCCGCCAGATTAACCCGTACATCCAGAAGCCGATCCCCGAGACAATGCGCGGGGCTCTGTACTCGTTCGCTTATAACGTCGGCGCTGGCAACTTCCAGACCTCCACGCTGCTGCGCAAAATCAACCAGGGCGACCAGAAGGGGGCGTGTGACCAGTTGCGCCGCTGGACTTATGCTAAGGGAAAGCAGTGGAAAGGCCTGGTAACTCGCCGCGAGATTGAGCGTGAAGTTTGTTTGTGGGGCCAGAAATGAGCCGATTAACCGCAATCATCAGCGCCGTTGTGATCTGCCTGGTTGTTTGCCTTGGGTGGCTGGCAATGCATTACCACAACGCTGCTGCTGAGCAGAAAGCCCGTGCCGATGGCGCCGAGCAACAGGCAAACGCAGCCCAGACCATCACCTCCAACGTTCTTACCACCATGACCATCTTCAACACCATCGCCGAGGCCAATCAGCATGCAAAAGAGCAGATCGCACTGGACGCATCGGGAGCCTCGGCTGATATCCGGGTTGCTGTTGCGAATGATGATTGCGCTAATCGCCCTGTGCCTGCTGGCGCAGTTAAGCGGCTGCAACAATTCGCGAACGGTCTACGTCAAAGTACCGGTGGTCCCGTTACCGGCCAGCCTGACGGCTGACACCCCGCAACCGGAAATCCCTGACAACCTGACGTGGGGGCAGAGCCTGGATTTAAACGTCAGTCTGCTATCAGCGCTGGGGCAGTGCAACCGAGATAAGGCGGATATCAAAATAATCGAGCACAACCGCTTATCAGAATGAAAAATTCAACAATTTATCAACAGTAAAAAGGCTATAATACCTGAAAATATGAGGGTGTTAATATGGCTGAAGTTATTGTTAAAACAAAAGAAGAGCTAGAGAAAGCCAAAGATGACAAGGTTGAGTACATAGTTATCGAAGGTGAGCTCGCAGATAAAGTCAGAAAAAGCAAAACGGTGGCAAAAGCAAGTGGAGCTGCTCTGGCTATCATTGCCGCAGCGATTGCCGCAGCACCTGTAACAGGTGGTTTATCATCATTTGCTGTGGCTCCAGTGGCTGCTATGTCTGGATTTGAAATAGCCGCAATAATCGCAGCGGCCTCGATTGGCCTTGCGCTGATCATAGCTTTATTTAAAGATTACGAAGAGATTGAGGCTGGCGAGGGAAAGATAAAATTAAAGAGGCGCCAGAAAAATTAAAATCGAGTAAGTCATCGCAAAGGCCACCTCCGGGTGGCTTTTTTAATGGCTTAAATATAGGAGGGGTGATTGTGGTTGAACCAACAGAGAGCAGACCATACCCTCCCGTCAACTTCACTGGCGAAAACTGGATGCCATATACCCGACTGATCCCTGCTACCGAAATCGGCGAATGGGTAAATCAGAACATCCTCACCGAAGACGGCCGAATCCATAACCCTGACCATGCGCACTTGATCGACGCTGATGTCGCGTTCATGTGGGCTTCTGGCTCCTTCGCCAAAAGTGGCCGCATTGTGCTTGGTCAGTGTGAGCAGGTAATGATGCGCGCTGGCGGCTGGCAGAAAGCCCGAATGGAGCAGCAGATGCATGAATGGTTCGGTCGCATACCGAAGTTCATCATCACCCTGGCTGCCGACTACTGCGAGCAATGCAACGATCTGGAGTTCTGCGCACTGGTTGAGCATGAGCTTTACCACATCGCCCAGGCTACCGATGACTATGGCGCGCCGAAGTTCAACAAAGAGACCGGTATGCCGGTGCTCAAACTTCGCAGCCATGACGTCGAGGAATTCGTTGGCGTTGTCCGGCGTTACGGCGCCAGCAAAGATGTGCAGGAAATGGTTGATGCGGCTAACAGGCCGGCGGAGGTTGCTCATATCGATGTTGCCAGAGCGTGCGGGACGTGCATGCTGAAGTTGGCATAAATTCAGGACTAGTTAGGACGGATGGTGAATTATGGCGGCATTAAAACCAGAGATTAAAGCCTTCATAGTTCAATCAGTTGCGTGCTTTGATACCCCCTCTCAAGTGGTCGAGTCCGTCCTGAAAGAATTCGGTATTCAGATTACCCGCCAACAGGTTGAGCAAAACGACCCGACGAAGATAAGCGGCAAGGGTCTGGCTCAAAAATGGGTCGACCTTTTCAACCGCACCCGAGACCGCTTCCTCAACGAAATTTCCGACATCCCGATCGCCAACAAAGCCTATCGCCTGCGCGTCCTGCAGCGAATGTCTACGACTGCCGAAGGTATGAAAAACCTCGGCATGACAGCTCAGTTACTGGAGCAGGCGGCAAAAGAGGTTGGCGATGCCTACACCAATAAGCACAAGTTTGAACATTCCGGCCCGAATGGTGGTGCCATCCAGACGATCACCATGAGCAAAGAGGAATACAAATCCGCACGGCAGGAGATGATGGAGGATGACGACTGCTGAGCAAAAGGCTTTTGCCCGTAAGGTTGAATGCGAAGAGGACGGGCTCTATTACGCTCGTTACTTCTTCAAGCAGCGCACCGGCGGAAAGATGATAGTCGCGCCTCACCACAAGGTGATTCAGCAAACGCTGGACCGCGTCATTGATGGTGAGATTCAACGCCTGATCATCAACGTTCCGCCTGGCTACACGAAAACGGAACTGGCGACCATCAATATGATGGGCCGAGGGCTGGCGCTGAACTGCCGGGCCCGTTTCATGCACCTGTCCTATTCGCACAACCTGGCGCTGCTGAACTCTTCCACAGCGCGCGGGATGATTAAGTCGCAGGCCTACCAGTCGATGTGGCCGATGGCGCTGCGCGATGACGCAGACAGCAAGGCTATGTGGTGGACTGAGCACGGTGGCGGCGTTTATGCATCTTCAGCGGCAGGGCAGGTTACCGGGTTCCGCGCAGGACATATGGAGCCAGGCTGGCAGGGCGCGCTGATTATCGATGACCCAGTTAAGCCGGATGACGCTTACTCTGAGATCGTCCGAGACGGAGTCAACAACCGTTTCAACGAGACAATTAAATCACGACTGGCGATCGAGACGACGCCGATGATTGTCATCATGCAGCGAATCCACTACCACGACCTGAGTGGCTATCTGTTGCGTGGCGGGAGTGGTGAGAAATGGCATCACCTGAATCTGCCGGTGATTATCGACAATAGTCAGCCATACGCTGCGCAGTACCCAGAAAACACACACGCTATACCGATTGACCACGGCCTGCCTGATGGCTGGCTCTGGCCTTTCAAACATAACGAATCGCACCGCGTATCGCTGTTTTCTCACCGGCGCACTGCCGAAGCCCAGTATATGCAGAAGCCTCGACGGTTTAATGCTGAGGGCGCGCTGTGGACAGAGGTGATGATCAGCGCAGCACGTGATCTGCAAATTCATCACGACAAGGTACGCACTGTCGTTGCGATTGACCCGCAGGCAACCAACAGCGACGAAAGCGACGAGTCGGGAATCGTGGTTGCTAGTGCATACGGTGCGGGTGATAAGAAGCAGTACACCGTTGACGGCGATTACAGTGGAAAATTCTCCCCTGCAGGCTGGGCCAAAAAGGCAATGTGGGCATATGAGGAACACGGCGCTGATGCGATCGTTATCGAGACCAACCAGGGCGGCGATATGGCGGAAGAAACGCTGCGAAATGCCGAGTTTAAGGGGCGCATCATTCGCGTGCATGCCAGTAAAGGGAAATATGCCCGCGCGGAGCCGATATCAGCGCTCTACGAACAGGGGCGTGTGGCACACCATGGCAACCTCTACACGCTGGAAAACCAGCTGATGGAGTACGTGCCCACTACTGCCAAGAAGTCACCTGATCGCCTCGACGCGATGGTGTACGCACTTACTGAGCTCGGTGGAGCGCAACCAATGGGCATGATGATACCGAAAAGATTGCGGTAAATAATTCCGACTCGGTTTGGTCACAAGGAATGCAGTATCATTCACGTATACTAACTAACGGGGTGATATATGGACTGGACAGTTTTTTGGTCTGCTGCGTCTGCTGTATTTACTGGGCTAACTGCATTGATAGCAGTATTGGCGATTCTCAGATGGCGCAAACAAGACGAATTAAAGGCCAAGCTTAACTTTAAAATGGCAGTTGCTAACTACGCATTCCAATTAACCCAAATGCCTGAAAAACTCGACCAACCCCATGTCAGGCATACTCAGGTTGATAATTGTCAGCAATTAACACGTCTACTTTCTGCCTGCAATAACGCATGGATGATCTGCGAAGGGTTGCTAGACAAAAATGATAAAGTATGTGATTCATGGAAGTATGTATTTGATAATAATAAGAATTACTTTAGCGGTGAGTTAACTAAACACGAACTTGGCGAAAGGTGTATGATTATTTTGAACGAGAAGTTTGTTTTCAACTGATTAATTCATTTCATATGGGTCGCTTAGGCGGCCTTTTTATTACCTAAATCCCACCAACGGACAAACCATGACTGACAAATTAACTCTCGCCGTCAACCATGCGTTGAACGATGCGCGGATGGCGCGCGCCCGTATGGGGCTGATGGCGCCGACGATGGGGTTGGACAATAAGCGACATTCAGCATGGTGCGAGTATGGCTTCCCTGAGCAGGTCACCTACGAAAACCTATACGCGCTGTATCGGCGCGGTGGTATCGCTCACGGTGCTGTTGAGAAACTGGTTGGCAAGTGCTGGCAGACAAACCCGGAACTCATTGAGGGTGACGACGCCGACGAGAGCAAGGACGAAACCCCTTGGGAGAAGAGCGCCAAAAAGGTTTTCACTAAACGACTCTGGCGCGCTTTTGCGGAAGCAGACCGCCGCCGTTTGGTCGGTCGCTATGCTGGAATCCTGCTTCACATCAACGATTCCAGAAAATGGGATCAGCCGGTTGTTCGTGGGAAGTCACTCAAAAAGGTAACGATCGCATGGGCTGGTTCGTTAACTGTCAGTCAGTGGGTCACTGACGAGAATTCGGCAGACTACGGGCAGCCAAAGCAGTGGAAATACGTTGAGAGCCTGCCAAATGGCGGGACAAATCAGCGCTTCGTACATCCCGATCGCGTCTTCATCCTTGGTGACTATTCTAATGATGCTATTGGCTTCCTTGAGCCTGGCTATAACGCCTGCGTCAGCCTTGAGAAGGTCGAGGGTGGTTCTGGTGAGTCATTCCTAAAGAACGCCGCGCGGCAGCTTAATGTCAACTTTGAGAAGGAAATCGACTTCAACAATCTCGCGTCACTTTATGGCGTGAGCATTGACGAGTTGCAGGATAAGTTTAACGAAGTTGCCGGGGAAATGAATCGTGGTAACGATGTTCTGATGACAACCCAAGGGGCTACAGTCGCACCACTGGTCACAGCTGTAGCGGATCCGTCAGCGACCTATAACGTCAACCTGCAAACCTTCGCTGCATCTGTTGATATCCCTGTGAAAGTTCTGGTTGGGATGCAGACGGGTGAAAGGGCAAGCACCGAGGATCAAAAATATTTCAACGCGCGCTGTCAGTCACGCCGCGGCGACCTGTCATTCGAAATTGAAGACTTCAGTGACAAGCTCATCGAGCTGAAAATTATTGATGCTGTCAGCGAGAAGACGGTGATCTGGGATGACCTTAACGAGCAGACTGGCACTGAGAAACTCGCCAATGCCAAAACCATGGCAGAAATTAACCAGACGTCCCAGGGCAGCGGAGAGAATCCGGCATTCAGTCGCGAAGAGATTCGTACGGCAGCGGGTTATGAAAACGTTGATGAATTTCCATTAGGAGAAGAGGATGGCAACGAAGAAGACGAAGCCACCGATTCTACCGCGTAACTATCAGGACCCGACCGGAGCTGATGCGCTGGAACGCCGGGCGATGAAAGACTTCGCCAGGCGGATGAATAAGATTGGCAAAGCGTACAAAGCAGCACTCGACAAAATACCATCCTCTCTCGCAATAAACGCCAGATACGAATACCAGCTAAAACCAACCCTACTCTCCATCATCCTGAATGATGCCAGTTATCTGGTTGATCAGGTGCTTCTGGATGGTAACGAGTACGACCTGTGGTTTTATGAGTATGTCGATTTGGCGTCAGAGAAAGGCACTGGTCAGTCATTCTACAACCTTAGTCAGCAATCCCCGGTGTACGCCGCCGGGCGTGAGTCGTTAGCGTCCATCCTCGCAAGCGACCCTTACCAGCAACGCATGGCGCTGGTGCATGCGCGTGTATTTGAGGAAATGAAGGGGCTGACGGCTGACGTTAAGCGCGATATGGCACGAGTGCTGACTGATGGCGTAGGGCGTGGGCTTAATCCCCGTGATATTGCCCGCAACCTCACAGATCAGACTGGCATCGAGAAGCGCCGGGCGAACCGTATAGCACGCACCGAAGTCACTACCGCGCTACGCCGGGCTAAGTGGGATGAAGATCAGGAAGCCAACGACCTATACGGCCTGAAAACTTTACTGGTTCACATCTCTGCACTCTCGCCGACAACCAGGCATACCCACGCCGTGCGTCACGCACACCTCTACACAAATGAAGAGGTCCGTGACTGGTACAGCAAGGATGCCAACAGCATTAACTGCAAGTGTACTCAGCAGTCAGTGTTAGTCGATGAAGAGGGCAAGGCGATTTATCCGGACACCATCACCAAACTTAAACAGGAATACAAAACGATGCAGGCGCGCGGTTACGCCTGGGCGGAGAAATAACTATGCCTATGCAGGTCAATATCACCACCAAGGTGAACAGCCAGTCCATCCGGCGCGAAACATACAACGGTCGTGAGCATCTGGTGCTGCCGAGTTACACGCTGCCGGCCAATGTCGTCATGAATGGCGGTCTGTACACGCAGGAAGAAATCGACGCCCATTATCAGGGGCTTGAAGGCACCCTGGCGCCGCTGGGACATCCGCAAGTTAACGGACAGTTTGTATCTGCCTTCTCACCGGAGGGTATCAATGCCGGCCATATTGGTGCGTGGAACCGCAATGTTAAGAAGTCCGGTAACCGTATCTATCTCGAAAAGTGGGTAGATGTGGCACGCGCTGGCGAGTCGGAAGGCGGTAAAGAATTGCTTGAGCGTGTCGCGGCTATCGAGCGCGGTGAAGACGTCCCACCCATTCACACCAGTGTGGCGGCATTCCTCGACCAGCTTGAACCAAATGAGCAGCAGCGCGCAACAGGCGCTGATTGGGTGGCAAAAATCCACAGCATGGACCATGACGCGATTCTCCTGCATGAGGTCGGAGCGGCCACCCCAGAGCAAGGTGTTGGCCTGATGGTTAACGCTGACATGGCGAAGCCGTTAAAGGCCAATTCTGGAGCGCTGATAGGAGAATCTTACCGGGAGCGCGAGCAGCGCCTCGATATAGCTGCCAAAGCTAAGTTTGCGGCCGGCCAGGACGAATACGCCTGGGTGGCTGACTTCACTGACTCGCAAGCGGTAATCATCCGTAACGGCGGCAATGCTGAGGTGTTTGGCTACAAGTCAGAAGGCGGGATTATCACCTTCGACGATACCGGTACCGCAGTTGCACGACAGGAGTCGTGGGTGGCTGTCGTCACTAACAAACTCAAAGCTCTATTCACACCGCAGGAACAGCCTGCACCAAACCACAAAACGGAGGGCGACATGCCTTTAACCAAAGAAGAACTGGAACAAATCGGCAGCATGATCGGCCAGGCTGTTGCTACTAATACCGATGCGGCTATTAAGCCCCTTGTAGAAAAGGTTGATGCGCTGCAGGCCAATCAGCAGAAACTGGCAGAAACCCTGACCGCCAACTCCCGCGCTGAAGAAAAAAACAAGCGTGAAGCAGTTGCGAAAGTCCACGGCGATATCGTCGCCAATGCGCTGTCTGGAGAAGCGCTGGATGCGATGTTTAAAACCATCGGTGAAGCCGCTCCGTTGGGAACCAACAATGCTCAGCAGCCGAAAGAAACTGGCGCGCCTGCCGCATCTGAATACTTTAAATAAGGAGCCGGAATAATGGCACGTTATCGTCGCGTTAATATCGACGGTCTGTCTCTTTACAAGACCGAAACCCGCACCACGGCTGCCGATCTTCTTCCAGGCACCGCGGCCACCATCAACTCCTCTGATGAATTTGCTCAGGCAACCGCACTAACTGGCCGCCTGTACATTATCGATGTCGGCTACCACCAGGGACTGACTATCACCGAAGCAATTCCTGCCGGTGATTCCGCGGTCGGCAACTATGTCGAAGAGGGACGTGAGCTGGCGTTACGCTGCCTGCCTGGTGCGTATAAGAAAGACAGCCCTATCAAACTTGGGACGGCTGGTCAGTTTACCCTGGCAACCGATGACACTGATTCAGTGATCGGATACAGCCAGGATGAATACACCATCGCGGCCAGCACTACCGATTTCATTCGCGTGCGCATGCGCGTTGGCACTGTCGCCGCAGCTGGCGCGTAACAAAAGGATAAACACATATGTACTTCTCTAAAGAGACGCTGGCGACTAACTCCCGCCTTGGCGGCCACTGGAACGAGCTGTGGGCAAACCGCAATATGTGGAACCTGCAGAACGATTCCATCATTGCGGCAAACCGCGCAATCATGACTCCTGACATGCTGGCTTGTAACGCAGTTGGTGGTTTTTCCCGTGACTTCTGGGCTGAGATTGATAACCAGGTACTGCAACTGCGCGATCAGGAAGTTGGCATGGAAATCGTGAACGACCTGATCAGCGTTCAGACTGTGCTGCCGGTAGGTAAAACCGCCAAGCTGTATAACGTAGTTGGTGACATCGCTGACGACGTGTCAGTCAGCATTGATGGTCAGGCGCCATTTTCATTCGACCATACCGAATACGCCAGTGATGGCGATCCGATCCCGGTATTTACTGCCGGTTACGGTGTTAACTGGCGCCATGCTGCCGGCTTAAACTCTGTGGGCATTGACCTTGTGCTGGACTCGCAGATGTCAAAGATGCGCAAGTTCAACAAGAAGCGCGTTAACTACTACCTGAACGGCGATTCAAAAATTCAGGTTCAGTCCTACCCGGCGCAGGGAATCAAGAACCACCGTAACACCAAGAAGATTAACCTCGGGTCTGGTGCAGGTGGCGCGAATATCGACCTTACCACTGCAGACATGACCGCGATCTTTGCATTCTTCGGTAAAGGCGCATTCGGTACCACCGCACGCACGAACAAGGTAGCCGCATACGATGTGATGTGGGTTTCTCCGGAAATCTGGGCGAACCTGGCTCAGCCGTATGTGGTCAATGGCGTTGTAAGCGGAAATGTACTGCAGGCGGTGCTGCCGTTCGCACCGGTCAAAGAGATTCGCATGAGCTACGCGCTGAGCGGTAACGAGTTTATCGCGTACGTTCGTCGTCGTGACGTAATCTCTCCACTGGTTGGTATGGCTGTCGGTGTTGTCCCGCTGCCGCGTCCACTGCCTAACGTTAACTACAACTTCCAGATCATGTCTGCCGAAGGTCTGCAAATCACTGCAGACGATCAGGGCCTGTCTGGCGTTGTCTACGGCGCGAACCTGGCGTAAGGAAACAGCATGGCTAAATACGAAGTGGTGCGCCCGTGGAATGGCGTAGCGCTGGGGCAGGTTGTTGAACTTGAAAATCTTCATCCGGCCCTGAAGTCAAACGTTCGTCTCATGCGCGGCGAAGCAGGTGGGGAACTCTCTCCGGCAACACCAGAAGCAGGCACTGATACAAAATCTCGAAAAGAGATTATTCAGGCCCGCCTGACGGAATTAGGCATCGAGTTTAAAGGAAACCTGGGGGCTGAAAAGCTTGGTGAGCTGTTGCCGGATGGCGAACTTGAAAAGCTTTTCCCTGCTGAATAACAGCCGCCGCTAAGGCGGTTTTTTTTATGCCCTGTGAAAACAGGGCTTCATTCTCACGGAGCCGATAATGGTAACTCTCGACCAAGCGAAGGAGTATCTGGAAGGTCAGGGGATTACCATCCCTGACTTTGTACTCCAGGCGTTCGTTGATGAGGCGAACAGCATTCAGGACTGCCTTGATGCACATTACCCGGCATCGACAGCCTTGCTTATTCAGCTCTACCTCCTAGCGCTGATGGGGCTCGGGAGTGGGGATAAATACATTTCCAGCCAGACGGCGCCAAGCGGAGCATCCCGCTCATTCCGTTATCAGTCATTTTCAGACAGATGGAAGGCATCCGTAAACCTGCTGCGCAGTCTGGATAAATACGGATGCGCCAGCGCTCTGATTCCTGCAGACCCTACCGCCTCGCCGGCATTCGCTGGGATCTGGATAGGTCGAGGCGGTTGCATGTGCGGGAGTAAGTGATGGCCTGGATTTCAGTTCAGCAACGGCTTCCGCGGACGTTTGCCCGGGTGTGGGTGATCACCGATGCCGGCCAACAAACGACGGCGTACGTGAAAAGCGACGGAGAGTGGTTCATCAACTGCGACCGCATACGCGCCACAGGCGCCGTTGTATTGCGATGGAGGGATGACTGATGTCTTCGGTAGCTAATTGGTCATACACCGCGACGGCGACAATCTGGCGGCGCATACGCGATGCTGACGGTAGCGATACCGACGGCGGCGGTCAGCCGTATGGATGGGAAGCTCCGATCGCTATCCTCTGCGACTACCAGGGCGGACTCTCTGCAAAAATCGGCGACCTTGGCCGGGAAATCGTGGTTAAAAATACAATCTGGACGGAGTACGCAGAGGCAAAAGAGGGTGACTATATCCTTATTGGTGCATCTTCAGCTACTTCGCCGCCAGATGAAGCTGATGAGATTCGGCAGATCGTCCAGTTCGCAGATACGTTCGAGCGACTGGCGGATGATTTCGCACTGATTACGGGAGTCTGATTATGGGCGCTAAAGTACGCGGCATCCGCCAGGCTAAGGCCAATCTCGACCGCATCATTAAGGACGTCCAGGGGCGTAAAGTCGTGCGAGCAATCCAGTCTGCGATGCTTATCGGCAGCGCGCAGGCCGCGCTTTACACTCCGATCGATACGTCGACGCTCATCAACAGCCAGTTCCGCGAAATCATGGCTAACGGCACCAGGGTAACCGGGCGCGTTGGTTACTCTGCTTCTTATGCGGTGTTCGTTCACGACCCGGCAGTGAAACAGAACTTTACGCGAGCAACGGCCCGCAAGGAGTTCTTAACGAAGGGTTTCGAGGATACCCGCAGCCAGATTGACGCGGTGGTGAAGAAGGAGTTGTCGTTATGAATCGCACTATCCATTTTGCCGGAGATGGCCTCGGCCCTCGCAAAGTATTTGTGAATGGCAACCAAATCGACGGGGTATTTTTTGCTGATATCCAGCGCGGAATTGTTCGGTATCATCCAAGGCCATTCAGAGCCCATAAACGCCGTAAAGGCGAACTCTACGAGCGTACTTTAAAGGGGCGCGTAGAAGTCTTTCCATGTGGAGAAGCGCAATGACTCCTCCGATGTACATGCGCCTCAAAGACCTGTTTGTGACAGAGGGGCTTACCGCGGGGTTTAAGGTCCAGTGGCGGCAATGGCGCGATACCGGCAAAGATACCGATCAGTTCATCGTATTCAGGTCTTCAGGCGGCACCGATATCACCTTTGACCTAGGCGGAGACTGGTATGTGATGGTTGATGTGATCTCCTCGAAGGCCAATCCCGATGCTGCTGACGCCGCGGTAAACGCCATTGTCGAGTACATCAGCGCACAATCCGGCGCCGATGATTGCGTTGGCGCACTGCGGCTTGTCGGTAATGTCCCGGCGCCGATCCCCACCGAAGAGGGCCGATTAGTAACCCGGCTACTCGTCTCCTGCACATACGGCGAATAATCGTCAGAATCACCCATCAGGCTGCCATATGGCGGCCTTTTTTAATTGAGAGGCATACATGCAAGGCTGCGCTAATGACACCGGCAAGCTGATTGGTAAGGTGGCCGTGCTCCGCATGGCTTTTGGCTGTGCTGATACGGTTCCTGCGCTTTCCGAATGGAAGCGACTCGGCGCCATGACCACCAAGGGATTTGACTACTCCATGAATACCGTCACCTCTGAGGCTGACGATACAAAGGGGCTGGTTGAGAACCTGGTCAACAATATGGACTTCACCATCTCCGGAGAAGGTGAATTCCGCAAGAAAGACAAGACGACGGAAGTCGGCGCTATTGCCATCTCGAAATATATTTTCGATGAAGTGCAGGCAGGCCGTCAGCCGACAGTCTGGGTCCGCTTCGACTTCACTGGTGAAGACACCGGCACTTATATCATGGGGTACTTCAACACCACCTCCTGGTCTGGTGATTTCGGAACCTCGGATATTTCCACCTTCTCCGGAGAGTGGAAAGTGGCTGATGCAGACACCGTGGTATTTGAGGTCGCTCCGCCGGCGCTGGCGTTTACCACTAACCTGCCGACGACCAAGAGCGTGGCTGCCGGATCGGCTCTGAATATGTCGGTCGTGGTTGAGGGTGGCACTTCGCCTTACACCTACGTCTGGAAGAAAGACGGCACGGTTGTCAGCGGGCAAACAACGGCGACCTTTAACAAGGCCAGCGCTGTTTCTGGTGATGCCGGGGTTTATACCTGTGAAGTCACCGATTCTTCCGCGACTCCAGTCACGATCACTTCTGCATCCTGCGCGGTCACTATCAGTTAACCACCAGGCTATTTCGTGAATAGTACAAAGGGCGTTTATGCGCCCTTGATACTGTTTATGGAGCGACTATGACCCCGATTAAAGAATTAGGCGAATGCGTTATCGGTACCGGTGATCGGGAATTCTTTTTCCGGCCGTCGTTTCGCAACATGGCACGCATTGGAGAGCCGGAGGAGATTGTCCAGGCGTTCTATGACCTGTGCAATGACGAGACGACGCCATTCGCGCAGCGTGCGGTGGAGGCCTATGTCCGCGATGAGTACAGCCGCCTCCCTGATTGCGTCCTTCGATTTATGCAAAGCGGGCTTCTGTCACGCAAAGCGATCATGGCGGCTCATACGGTACTGACAGCATGTTGTGACGATGATATAGGCGATCTGGTTGGCTGGATGAAGCCTGCGAAATCACGCAAGCGTGGCTTTGTCTGGCGCCCGGGCAGCATGCCACCGGAAAGTATGGTCATCGTCGCGCAAAACCTGATGATGCACGGCATCATCGGCAAAGCGAAGGTGCGCAAGCTGCAGCGTTACGAAACGGACGAGACAACCGCAGAATTCCGCGCCGCCGACTACATCATGGCGGCCCGCAACCATTTCGGCATAAGCCGGGAAGAGGCAGAGAACCTCACAATGACCGAATTTGCATTACTGCTTAACGCCAAATACCCCAATCAGAACGGTTTCACGCGCGAAGAGTACGACACGGTCATGGACGAAGATGATCGCCGCTGGCAGGCGATGATGCAGCAGGAGCGTTCCAGGACAACCCCCACGAAGAATTAATCTCAGCTCTAACCGAATATCAGCCTCGCATCCGCGGGGCTTTTTTTTATCCGTTTGTTCGTGAGCGGCTAATGCCGACTCACTTCTGACGCGCCTCGCACGCGCATTTAACACAGAGCCTTTCAGGATGACCCTTGAGGATGCCGGCTGGCTGTCGGTGCCTTCTGTGGGCCGGTTTCCTGTGCGACAAGGTTCATCACTAAAAGGTAAGCCGATATGAAATATCCAACGGTATCAGTGAACGGTGTCTCCGTTCGTGTCGATGACCAGGGGCGCTACAGCCTGAATGACCTGCACGCTTCGGCAGTATGTAGCGGTCAAGCCAAAGAGAATCAGGGACCAAGCCAGTTTCTTCGCTCCAAAAAGGTTAAAGATTTTGTTCATATTTTAGCCAGAATGCAAAAATGCACTCTGGAGGAAAATCAACCAGTTAAGGTTATTAACGGTGGTTTGAATCAAGGCGTCTGGGCTCTGGAGATCGTCGCTATTCGTTATGCTGCGTGGCTCAGTGCTGAGTTTGAAATCCGCGTTTATCAGACATTCCAGTCTCTTGTCCGTCAGGGATTTGATGCCATGGCCCGCCTAAATAAAATCGACCATGTGATAAACGCTGAAACGAAGGAAGTTAGTCAATGCGCAAGTCGAATGGGCAAGTGGGGTGCCGGAGGAAGAAAGCGCCTGCTTATGGCTGCCCGCGCCCGTGTGGTCGATGAGGTTCAGATGTACCTCCCAGGATTTGAGGCGTGAACATCCTAAACTTACCATTCAAGATAGCCCGCCACGGTGGGCTTTCATCTGGAGATGATCATGTACCTTCATATCACCTTGAATTCAGGCCGGACGATGCATGGCGGCATGACTCAGTCCATAATTGAAGTATACGACGTTTCCCTCGGAGTAAGGGCACCCTGCAAAGGTGATGATGACAACGCCCATCCTGTGGTTTTATGGCGCACGACAGGGAATAAGGATTGCGAGGGAATGATATTCCTTCATGAGTTGGACATCGCCGTCGTTAAATCAACCGATGGAGCAGTGCTCCATGAATGGCACGGTGCTAAAAGCCAAAAGCAGAAAAGAGAGCAAATCACCTCATTCCTATAGCACAATATGGCGGGTTTTTTGTCGGCCGCATCCCTGTTAGGATTACTCCGAACAATACCAAAGGGATGATTACAAAAATGAAGAAAATTTTAGTCGCTACTGCGATTGCTTTGACTCTGGCAGGGGCTTTGTTGAATAAATCAGATTTCGGGTAAGTCTCCCCCGTAGCGGGTTGTGTTTTCAGGCAATACGCACGCTTTCAGGCATAC